TTTCATAACTAAACATATGCCCAAAACTACCCGGCATTAGATATTTGAGTGTGAAAGTGCAGTCAGCACCTGTTCCACCAATATCAGGACTTTCTATTTTGAAAGTATCTCCATTTAGATATTCTCTATTTCCTAAATCTACAATGGTTATTGAGTCAACTGCTCCACTTCCATTTGTAGAATAATTAATTTTTATACCAGTTCCACTTGCACTAACTGCTACAGGCTCTACACTAAAATGATTCACGACAGTACCACTATCAAAATGACTTCCATTAGCGGTTTTATCTGCTATACCAGCGTGATTCATACCATCTGAAACTTGTATAACTCCATTTTTTTGAGGGAATCCCATATACCCTAATACATCAGGATGACCACAAGTGCTATCATATGGTTTTTGTAAAACAACTTCTATTTTTTTATTTACAGAATCATATGTTATTCGACCATCAAATGCGGCGTTTATACTTGGAACACAATTCCATCTATTCCCTCTGTAAGCAATTAAATCAGCATTAATAGGGTCAGTCGGGAATCCATGAGATACATCTCCTATATTTTGTAAATGCTTCCCAATACTAAATCCACCTTGAGAAACATCTTTATCATTAAAGTGAACCATAATTTCGTCTTCTATAGTAGATGGTAATTCAGTATTATCAAGAGCAAACTTTTCTCCATATGACCTGTAAACAAATCTAATACCATGCGTTTTATTTCTATGGTCAGTGAGCCTTATACCATATAAATGACTATTGCCTATATTTTCTGTAAAAACATCTGATGAAGGGACATGCCCAGTATAAGTAGAAGGTAGATTAGAGTCTGATATTGTCTCACTAACGTCAGTTAATTTTCCATAATAAGAATTAAATCTACTATCTCCTTTTCTTCCAAAACCCCAATTACCAGTATCAGGAGCAAAACCGGGTATACCAGTGGCTACTAAACCACCAAAGTTCATTCTTGCAACAGCAGATGTTCCTGTTCGTAATCCCTCTGTATATGTGGAAATAAAACCTTGAGCCTCTAATGATTCTGTATTCACAGTATTCATATTTTGACCTGAGCCACTCATCATAGATACTGCTCTTATTTTAGGATTAGAAGTAGCATTTCCTGTAGGAGCAAAATCTCCTACAGACCTTACTTCTTGTATTGATTGAGATGGATGGGTATATTGTCTTAAAGAAGTAATAGGAGCGAATGGTCTTCCATGTTTATTAAGCGGCATCGGCGCAGGATGCATATTTTCTCCACTCATTTCATCAGGCATACACCAAAAGGTTCTGTATCTACCACCATGCCCAATCATAAACTCAGGTTGATATGGAGTTTGGCCCTTACTATTGTCTAACCATACAGCAAAATTACGCCCAGTAGCACCGGGAATAGTGCTGTGAACAATGATTGAATAACCTTCATTCCCATTAATATCTTGAACTACTCTTCCTATATGTGCTCTAATATAACCCATATGAGTTCCTTTATCATAAGAATTGAATGATTTATCTAAATCCCACCATACAGCAGGGTCATAAGTTGAACCAGTAGCGGCAAAATCAGCATTAATATGAGGAGAAGATGGGTCGTTGCTTTCATTTATTCTTCTAGGACCAATGCGGTTTAGATTTAATAATTTAGATTCACCGGGATAATCTTGGCTTGGTCTTCGTGCATGAGTTCTACCAAACTTTGCTCCTGCTTGATTAATTAGCCTTACAACTTCATGGGCCGCCGCTTCTATATTTGTAATACCATCCTTAAGAGCAACCTCTCCTGTATCAATTGAAAGTCTACGAGTAAAATCCATATCCGTCCAATGTTTAAGATGTTTAAGGTTTCTTTCTGCTGTATTTTTTCTCAAATCAAGAGAAGAAGAACGTATACCTTTAGCCGCTAAAAATGCAGGTATAACACGAGTCCCGTCAGGAGTATCAAAAGTAGTGCATGTCTCTGTTACAGTAGAACCATCTGTGTATCTTACCATAGCCTTTGTAATGCTAGTTCCAAGATTTTTTAGATTACTATTAGTCCAAACTGTGCTATCTTCAATATAGATTATATCTCCATCTCTATATCCATTACTTCTCATCCATTCTTGTCTGTATTGCGAACCTCTATGGAAATTAACGGCTGTAATTACACCTGAGCCATTAATTACAACATTAACTAATAGACCTGAACCTGCACCATTAGTTGTCGTTCTTACTCCGTACATCGCTCCTGCTGTTCCAGTTGTAGCAGTAGGTCTACCATCTATTGCGGCATTATAACCAAGGCCACCACTCAATATAGTAAGTGTAGGATGTAAACCTTCACGGAAGTTTTGTAATTGCCTTCTAAAGGAATTACTTACAGAAAATGATTTAGTTGTATACGCATGTTTTTCATTAGCCCAATATGGTAAAACAGAAGAATCAGCAACTCTTGGTAAAATACTATCTCCAATTGCTCTCTCTGATGCTAAAAGCCCACCAGTATAGAAACCAGTGTGAACAAAATGCCCATGACCTTTTCCGTATTTTACGGCTTGAGTATTAGTATGTAAACTGTTAACAAGATTACTTGCCGTTGTCCCTACCATGAACTTAGCATTATGACCAGCACTTCCTGCTCCTCCTCCGCTTTGATTTACTCTAATTATCTCTTTGTTTACATATCCACTTCCTTGTGCATTAACACTGGGAACAGCAGATATACGACCCGAAGCATGAACAGTAATATCTACAGTTAAACCGCTTCCATTACTTGATGTAGTTGGTAGATTTGTAAGAGTTCCAGCCGGATTATATCCTCCTCCTCTTTGCCTTTGTGCGTATGAAGTACCAACATCAGTTAAGCCAGTTACAATACCTTTTACAGGAGATTGTAAATCACCAGCAATTTGATTAGCAAGATTATGAGCATACGCTCCTTCTATGAAATTAGACCTTGCTGTAGGGTTCAAATATTTATTTTGAGTTGGATAACCATTTGCTACATCAATTTGAGTAATAAATGCATGAGGTTTTCCTCCAGTAAGACCGATACTAAATCTTGTTAATTCAATATTATCGCTACCATCTATATAATTATGAGAAGTAAAACGTCTATTCCATCCAATTTCAGGTGTTTTATCACTTGTTTGAACTTGCATGTATAAATCTTGGAAAGCAATAAACTCTCTATCATGCCCTACATCATAAAGTAAAACACGAGCGTGTTCTTCATTACATAAATACGGGTCTACATAAGCAACTACAGGGGGGTCATTTAATCCTAGATTTGCATAATTTAATTCAATGGTTTTATTCACATGTTGAGCATAATTTTGTGCAGTCTCAAGACAAGTATTACCGATTAAAAAGTTTTCAATTGGAATAGAATCACGAGGCTGATTACTATCGGCTAATTTTCCTTCTCCATCATTGAAACCTTTCCACACTAATGCTTCATTAAAAACACCCCTACTTTTAGCAAACATTCCTTGCATAGCGTGAGGATTATTGTAAGTCATATTTGCCCAAATCGTATCTCCATGTCTTAGACCACCTGAGGCATAAGGATACAACCATTTTCTGTTTAATATAGCATCATCATCATTTTTCATTATTGAATGGCAACCGATTCTAATATAGACTCTATTATGAGGATTTCCACCACTACCAGTAGACCAATTCGTCCAGTCAGTGTTAGCGCTAGTAAAATCTGCCAAAACATTTCCAAAAATACCAGTATCTATATTGGCATCAAACTCAATTGTAGTTCGTGAAGTAAGTGTTTTTGAGGCAGTCGCTCCTAATTCTACTATACTTTCTTGAATTGCTTTTACATGCCCTAAGTATCTCACACTTTGAGTTACACCATTCAACGAATGCTCAGCATAAACATGGTCTCCTTCATTAATAGATAATCCTAATGAGTTTGCTTGAGCAAAGTTAGGAGGCTCTGTTGTATCTCTTCCTTTACATATTGTGATTATATTTTTGTTAGCACTTTCTAAACCTGATAACTCCCAATGACCTGAATCGTGTGTAGCCCTTGCAGTATGACTTAAGTTTAGATTGTTTTCTAAATCGGTTAATTTTTTATCAGTGGAAAAATGTATATCATAAGTTTTTGCTTCAAGCGTTACTTCTTGTCCTCCAAGGAACCAACCACTAATTGCTCTATTGAAAATCTCAGGTATACCAGTATATGTGTTATCAGCAGTAGCAACTAAAATACCTACTAATCCATCTCCTGCTGAGGGGGTTCCTGTAATGTGCCCGATTGTCACATTAGTAGCCTCTCCAAGATAAATTAATTTTTGCTCACTTCCATTAGGAGCAGTAGCAGAAAGAAGATAATGCGCTTCACCCATATTCCATCTTACATGATTATTAGAAGCATCAATATCAATAGAAATATTAGGGAACTTTTCTACATCTTCTGCTGACATAGCCAAAACCGCTACACCGTAACCAGCCATACCAGTAGCAGGATGTATACCTTGAATGGTTCCTTTTGCTCGTTTTGTCTCAGTTTTACCTACATGAGGATTAGAAGTAGGCCCAGCCTTAAACTCAATAGCGCTTACATATTGCCTTAATCCGTAATCCACATTTCCTCCTTGTGTTTTTACACTTGCAGAATCATGGTAATATTCACTTCTATTTTCATACGCAGAAGATTCATTTAGAGGATTACCTACTAATGGAACTAAGGCTTCTGAATTATATCCTCCTCCTATGTATAACCCCATTCCGTTTTCTAATATTTGGAAAAATCCATTATCATAATAAGATGGATTATCAGGAACTTTCAGATATTTATCTGTATTAGGGTCATTTGTATAAATGATATATTCTCCTGAGCCTAAGAAAGCCTGTCGTATTAATTCTACACCATCAACATTGAACTTATCTACTATGGTATCTGCACTCGGAAACATTGTAGGATTACTGACTACAATCTTATAATATCCTAATTTGATAATTTTTACATCTGCGTTTGTATTACCATTTAAATCATCAATACTTAGGGTTTCTCCTTCTACATAACCGCTACCTACACTTGTTGCAGAAATACCAGTAATTGCTCCTCCACTAACAGAAGTAATAACAAAACGCATACCACTACCTCTTGTGGTTCCTGTGCCGTCATCTACCGCAACACTATCAGCCGAATATCCACTTCCTCCAGCGATAATTTCAAACTCTGTAGGAACGTATTCCCATTCGGTAATTGTAGTATGAGAGAAATCTTTACCTTTTGATATATTATCATAATAAGCAGAATATGCACCACGGTCTGATGGTGATTGAGATGGGTATCTTCTACCTACTGGAGAAGGGTTCCATGTATGGGCTGTAAGAGTAGTATCGAAATGTAATTTCAAAGAATTATCAGGACTTGGATAAATATTACGCACGCTATCTTCAAAGAATAAATCTTTGAATAATGGGATTTCAACCAATGCTCTTGTAGATGCAAATTGTGTCCCTAACTGATAATCATGTGAAGTGTTATCCATTGATTGAAACATTTTATCATTAATAGTTGTACCATCTGAAATTGTATTCTCATTAATAAAATGACCATCACCTAAGATAGTTTCACTTAAATCAAAAGTTGCATTACTGCTCCCAGTCACGCCACTTGCTTTTGTAGTAATACCAGTTTGAGTTACCCATTCTTGGAAAGTAGCAACTGCTTTTCCATTCGCTAAAAGAAATCTTTTTGTCCCTACATTAGAGTCTGCAAAGAAAAAAGCAACACCATTTTTTGAATTATATTCAGCACTCGCTCCTGTCTTCAAAAATATTCTTCCTTTAGATGGGAAGGGGTATGTTCCCCAATTTTCTATATCAGGAGAATTATTATTCAAAGGAGCAACTTCAATGTATTGAACAGGAGAGCCACCTAAATCTACTCTTACACTTGTGCCTAAACAACCAAAACCTCTACGAGTAGTGTAAGGTAAACGGGCTAACGGGCTGGGGTCAAAAGTGGGCTTAGTATCATAAGCGCCTTGTCCTACTCCTCCTAATGTTACAGAAACAATAGGAGCATTAGGGTCTATTTCTTTGACTACATGAGAGTCAGGGCTACCTGAGCCTATTTCATTAATGGCTCTTGTATTAGCAACATCAGAAAGCCCAACACAATTTACTGCTGTAAATCGCCCACCATCATCACCTTCGATTTCTTCTATACTACGAAGTCGTGCCCTACTCATAATATGAAAAAGATTTACACAATTTGCTCTTTCTTCTCTGAGTCTTTTAGTTTGTAAATAATGTAATTGATTAGTTCTTCTTCTATCAGAAGGTTGGATAAAAAATCGGTGAGTAATATCTCCACCTTGAAACATTACAGCATGATTATCAATAATATCAAACATTTCATGAATAGGAGATGCTCCTGATGTTAAAGCAATATCAAACTGACCATCACCTGAACCCGGCTCTGAGTATGGGTCTTTACGAGCGCTCTCAACATCTGCTAATGTATTAGTTGATGTTACCCTTTCTACGAGCATACGATTAAAAACAGAATCATGTTCTGCTTTTGTTGTATGAGAAGCGTTAATATTTTGAGGGGTAAGATTACCTTGAGTTCCTGCTGAATCAGGAGTGAAGTTTGCAGGAGTGAAAGTTTCATCTAATTCTTCATCGCTTTCATATCCTTCACTACTATCTCCGATAAATGAATGTGAATAATTTTTAGGCTCTAAACCTCCTTCATCAGGAATACCAACGTCAATATATCCACCGGGAGAATACAAAGTTTTACCGTTGCTAATAGACGCTATAATTCTATCAAGAACATATGTTCCTCCTCCTAAATCATAATTACTTGCTGGAACTGTTTTTTCTACCATTAACATAGGCGCTGTTTTACCCATAGATGCTCCAGTCCAATCTATTGCATTGTAATGGATTTCTACATAAGGCGCAAGATTATTTGTTGTTAATTCAGGTACATGTAAAAGAGCAATTCTACTTTTACTAGATGGTCGTAAATGGAACTTACGGATATTAGCATCTACATCATTTGCAGATTTTGGAACTGGTCCTTTCAAAACAAATGGAAAAGCATCGAATGTTTTTCCGCCACTACTACCTCCAATTGCTAATAGAGTTTTATTTGCACCCGTTAAACCGTTATCTACTACTTCATATACAGGAGATGTATACGTTTTTTTGATAATTTTCATAGATGCTATCTCTCTATAATAATCTACAATGCTATTAATAGGAAATTGCCTATCTATACCCTTTGCTGTTTCATCATACATTATAGTCAAAATATCAGCATTACCCGCTTGTTGGTCAAGAAGTTCATCGTTTGCACGAGGCATAGAACGAAGATAATGATGACCTTCTACATGGTTTAGAATATGACGACCTGAATGACCAATTTGAAATAACTCATCTAAATCTGTAGGCCAAGTTACTGCAAATGGATTTTTTATATCAACATCTGTAGTAGACATTCTACTAGAATATACCAGTGCATGTTGCTCATGTATACCCTCATCAATCAACATTTGACCAGTTCTATCTATCAATTGAGTAGCCATATGAGGAGGTTGATATGGTTGACCTGTTCCATTATCAATTAGATAATCTCCTGCTATGATAACAAAATAATTAGCACCATTAGCGGATGTATGAGTAGTATGAAGAAGACCTCTAAGACCTTGTGCTGTAGAGTTAGGAAAATCTAAATGAATGCTAGAAACTAATATTTCTCCTGTAGAGATATTTATCCTATGAAGCCTAACTCTTTCAGGTGGTTTTTGATTTGGTTTTTTACTATCTTTATGGATTGCACCGGGATTGATTAAGAAATTGTAAGGAACGTGAGGTATAGATTGTTTTACAGCAGTGCCCGGAGTTGTTTTGTTATCATAAACTGTATAATTTC